AAGGGAAGCATTTCTGCTCCCCTTTGAGTTTCGGTTGTTAAAACAACTCTTATTACATGATGTTTGTAACTTGTACTCTTCTGTAATATGTGTTGGCGTTTGCAGTTAAAGCACCACCACCAACAGTTGTTCCTTGAGCGAAAGGATTAGCAGTAAGACCGTAACGAGTCTTGAAACCAATCTTAGGCTGGAAGTTGTTCTCACCTACTGCACGAACCATTTGTAATGGAACGTATGGGCAATAGAACAGACCTGCGTCATAAGGTGAAGTACCTTTATAACCTACAGTATAGAACTGTTTTGCACCACCGTTTGCAGCGTATGGGTCGATATACACTTTGTAACGTCCGTTAAGAACACCAGCGAAAGTGTTACCAGCATCGTCAACATTCAAGTTGTTGTTAAGAGCAGGTGTGTAATCAAGTACACCAGCCATTTGCAATGCAGAAGCAACATCAGATGAACAGATAATCATGTTACCTTTTCCTCTGCGTGTCTCTTGTGCAATTGCGTTAGCATCACGCTCAACTTGGAACATAAGTCCTTTAAACTTCTCAACACTCCAACGGCCGTTTGAATCAACGTCCATGTCGAAGATACCAGAAGTTGCAGTATCAGTCTGTGCGCCTGGCTTAGCAGTTACATAGATTGTACGGACAACTTCACGGTTGATTTCAGCAAGAATTTCAGATGACAAGATGTTTGCCAATTCTGTTTCTGCATCCAAACCATGAATTGCTTTAAGGTCTTGTGCGAGTTCCATTGTGTACTCGGCTTTAAGAGCTCTTGACTTTGCTTCAACAGTCTGCTTCTCAATTGAGAATGCCATCTCAGCGAAAGCGTTGTTTGCCGCATCACCCAATGCTTCAGCAGTTGCAGTAGTCATACCACCATCAGCGGTATATGCACCTGGCGAACTATCGTTAAGAACTGCTGGGTTAGTTTCACTGTTAGATGAAGTACCGGCAGAGCCTGGGATGTTAGCGTTTGCAGCAGCACCAGAGAAAGCAGATTCTGCTTCGTCAAAGAGTGCTTCTGAAGTACCTGAACCACTTTGGCCTTTGTACTTAGAACGCATCGCAAAGATAAGGCCTGTTGGGCCTGTCATTGGCTGAACACCAGCGACATCATATGCGATAAGGTTAGGCATCGCCCGTCTTACGAGGGAGATGAGGATTGGATCCCAATTTGCGACAGATGAGCCTGTTTGGTTTACTGGGGCTGCTTCGCCGAGGAAACCTCTGTCCTCATTGAGAGCTTTTTCTTGGTTTTCTAGGATTACTGTGGTAACAGCTTTACGATAAGAGTCATTGATCTCTGGAAGATCGTTGTGCTCTAGTACTGGTGCCCACTTTTCCTGTAGATGTTCTGTTTTGAACATTTTAGTTTCTCCTTATTGAGTTTTCTTATAATATTTATAAAAAACTAATTTCTTAGTTTTTATTTCGCCCGCTTTACATTTGTACTGATTGCAGCCATGTAAGCGGCCATTGCACCAGTTGTATCGAAAGATTCTGAACCATCTGTTTCAGAGTCTACTGATTCAGCGACAGTTGTTGCTTTTGGAAAATAACTTTCCTTTAGTGTGTCGAGTTTACCTCTGAAAGATTCTTCATTAGTAAAATCTACATCTTCTGCAAGAGCCTTAAACTTCTCAACTTCCGTATCGGCAAGGTCAGAAGCAACTTCTGCAAAAACACTTTCACGAACTAGAACGTCATGTGATTTTTTCATCTCAGCACTCTTTTCAATTTGTTCGTTCAGCTTTGCTTCAAGTTCGTCAATCTTTTCAGACTGAGTTCCTAGAAGGTCGTACTTTTCATCTGGAACGTCAATGTAATGTTCTGCGAACAAGTCTTTCAGTCCAGAGATAAAGTCCTCTGCGATTTCGCCTTTAAGACCACGCTCAACGGCAATTTCGTTTTCTTTCATCCACTCTTCTACAACATAGTTCATGTAGTTGTCGACCTTTTCAGTCAACTCATCACGCACTCTGTTTACTTCTTCAGCTACTTCTTGAACTTTAGATTCTTCAATTCTTTCGACTTCAGAACGAAGTTTGGATTTAACAGCGGCTTCAAAAATTGTAGCAGCTTTGTCTTTGAATTCTTCAGAAAGTTCCTCGTCTTGTGTGAGGGCAGAAACATCATCAGACACATCTACTGAAGCAATGCGCTCGTCAAGAGTAGATTCGTCAACTTTCACTGACTCTTCTTCTTCTTCCTTACCCATCATCTCCATTTTATTGTACATGGCTTTGAGTTCTTTTGCTTTCATCATTTCCATCTTAGACGCCATAGCATTAAGCATTTCTGCCTTAGTCATGGCCTTCTCCTCTAGTGCTTCACCGTCATGTTCAATTTCGGTTTCTGCAGCAAGGGGCTCTTTGATTTTAGTTGGTGTGTCTGCACCACCGGCATCTTTCGCACCTTTGGTTTGAGCGTCAGTTGCCTTCTTCATCTTATCTCCAGCTTTCGCTGAACCTGATTCTGCATCTGTTGACTCTTCACCGGCACCGCCGAGGTCTTGGACTTCACCCTCTACTTTATCCATTGAATCACCTTTGTCGGCACCCTTTTTAGGGGCATCCTGAGCTGCTTCTTCAAGCTCGCTCTGAACTTCCGCTTCTAGTTCCTCAATTGTCTTGTCTAGTTCTGACATAGGGATTTCTCCTTGAGTTTTGTTTGTCTTACCATATTTATAATGATTAAAGTTTTGACAAGAACTTTGCAAATGCAAGTGCGGAAACATTTTCCTGTCTACGTCTTACACCTTCATTGATCTCATCTTTGATTCCAGCAATCTCGACTTCTTTGAGAATGCCATTATCCCACACCCATTCCTTACCTTCCATAATACCCTCAACGAAGGCTTGAGGCGCAGAAGGGTCTGCAACGATATCTGCCGCAGTTGCGAGATAGAAATCGTCTTTCACATAATTTGCACCACCCTTAGATTCCAGTGAACCCATGCCTCTTGAAGAGACACCAAGTTTACCACCATCCTTGATTAGTGCTTTCGCAATTTCCCCCATAGGAGTAGACAACAATTTTGCCTCACCAACGAAGTTCTTTCCATTAGCTTCAAGTTTTGTGATCATGTGCGATACTCTGTCAAGATTGACAGTTGGGCCCTCTGGGTGACCAAGTTCCCCAAACGCACGACCTTCAGCAACAAATTCTTTGTTATAACGAGCGACTTCTTTAGTAAGTACGCCCATTGGATAGACACGACCATTTCTATTTTTCTGGTCGGCCTGCATAAAGATTCCACGAATCTTCATATCTTTACCACCACCGTCTTTATCTTCAGTGATGTATTCTACTTCTTGTATCTGTTCTGCAATAAGTTTCATCTTAGAACCCCGCTGATACTATTGGTGTAATAAACAACGATGTTGCACCACGAAATCCAACACCAATGTCAGTATGGATAACAACACCAGAGTTTGCATTAATTCTGATTGAACCAGTATCACCATCATCAGCAGCGTTTCTGATTGTAACCGCCTGTTTTGAGCCATTATTGAACACATAATGTGCAGTATGACTTTTGCCTCTAGTTGCGGCTGTGGCTAGTGCCTCTTCTGCTCCGATTATTTTCATGTTACTTTTCCTATATTGATAGTACTTCTGCCTCAAAATAATCCATAAGTTTCTTTGGCGGAACTTTGAACTTCTTTGAAACACTATTTATTGTTTTGTCAAAAGTATTTAGGAAATCTGAGGGTTTAGAATCCATTTCCTTAAAAATAGCGTCAACAGCTTCTTTCATCTTAGGAGATAACTTCTTATACTCCTTAGATGATTTGTGTTCATCTTTTTCTGGTAGTTCTTTTGCGAACTTTGAAAAAGGTTTACTCACTATCTTCTACCTCTGGTACATGGTGAGTTACAAATGTTTTCGCAACTTCTTGTCTTTTTGTTTCTAATGCGTCACCAACTTTGGCTGCAAGCGCACTTTTGAAGTGTGTTTCTGCTGAGAGATTGTCTCCATCTCCAATAGCACCAACAAAATCTTTTACTGTATCCATTATTTATCTCCTTGTGTGGGATCATTGTGAGCAAACATACCATCGTCATCTCCACCCATTTCACCACCTTCTTCATCTTTCATTTGATTTTCTACTTCTTCAATTTCTTCATCATTCATACGAAGAACATTTTTGCGTACATATTCTTTAGAGAAGTATGTACCAACATAACTTTCAATCTGTCCAAGCATATCTAAACGGTTCTGTAGAATTTCTGCATTCTTCAGTTCTGTAAAGTGTCCGTCTTGCATAAAGTCGAACTGGATATGTTCTTTGAATGTATCCCATTCCTCGGCTGCAATCACACCCTTTAGAATGAGTTGTGTTCTAAGCATATCAAGAAATAAAACAGTGAACTTCTTGCGAAGTTTCTGAACAAACTTGGTAAACTTTAATTCATCTCTTGTGATGTTATCAGAACGTCCAATAGAGAACTGTGATTCTGATTCCAATCTAGAGATTGGCACGTTCAATGAACGATACAATTTGTTTTGGAAGTATTTGATATCATCAATCTCACCAAGGTTTGAACCGCCCGGCAAGGTTGTGATTTCTGTACCTCTACCACCTTCTCTACGAGGTAGCCAGAAATCTTCCAACATTGACATATGATTTCTATCGTCACGAATTTCACCAGTTCGTGCATCGTACACCAACTTGTTCCGATAACGATTCATCACATCCTTGAGGTATGCCTCTGCCTTTACTTTCGGCAAGTTACCCACATCAATGTAGAAGATACGTCTTTCAGGCGCACGAGATATACGATAGATAACCAACGCATCCTCAATCATACGCAACTGATTGACAGGTTTAATTGCTTTGTGTAGATAAGAAAGGATTGTACCCTTATGCATATCTACAAGTCCAGAAGGGCAATATGTAATAGAGTCAGCCGCAATACGAATACCAGAAGATGTTCCTGTATTTTGCTCCCAACCTTTATCGTTGTAGAGATAGAAATCTTCAATACTCTTAACTGCGTCAATACCAGTTTTCTGATCTTTTTCTTTTCGTTGTTCTCTGACCTTCTTAATCTTGCGAGGGTCAATGTAACGAACTTCTTGAATTCCCTTACGAGGGGATTTCTTGTCAATAATTTTATGATAGTAGATACGTCCATCTACATACCAACGTCTGAAAATATCGTGTCCTTTTGCATTAAAGTCAAGCAAACGCAATACTTCATCAAACTCATCACGCATCTTTTTCTTGATGTTTGGTGATACGTCTAATCTGTCGAGGGAGAGTGATACCGATTTATCTCTTTCATCAGAGACAATCGACTCATTTGAAATATCTTCAATTGCACTGTCACACTCTGGTTGTTGTGCAATATCACGATATCGTCTAATTAAATCTATTTCATTTCTATCACGGCCGTCCATGTCGAGGACAGATGCATAGTGTCCACCACCTGATACTACATCAAGCGTGCCATCATCAGTAGAGGGAGCAGTGAATCCATCCCTGCTCCCACCTTTATCTGAACGTGTGATAGAGAAACCAAAAAGTTCCGCCATACTATAATTCTCCTAATTTTACTAAACTATTTAGTAAGTCTGTAAAACTAG